ACGATCCAAACATTCATAGTTTGCGGTCTTGAACTTACGAGTAGTTTCGTTGTAAGTACCGGTTGGCGCACGAAGAGTTGAATCCTTCTTAAGTAGCTCACCAGAATCGATATCAATTCTTGGGTAAATACCTGCACGAGCATTAGTAGAATAGGTAGGCAAAAGCTTGTTACCAAATAGATGATCATCAGACTTCGCGGCTTCCTCTACGAAAGCGTTGAGATCATGACGAATAATTGCTGCTGAATTTTGATACATGATAAAAAAAATTAAAAGTTAAACAAGAACGATCCTGACTAAATTATTGGCCTTATTAGGAGCCTCTAGTGAGTAACCAAGTAGTTTATTAGTCGAGGGGGTAGTCGTTGCCCCTGCGGCGTTAGCTGCATATATTGCAGCACCAGCTGCACCAACTGCATTCGTTACCTTAACAACTGCACTACCTCCAGCACTGAACAATTGAATTGCTGCTGGCAAGTCTGATGAGCCTTGGTCAGCATCATGCAACAATACTCCGATAGCCTTAGCGCCATTCGCAGTAGCATTTACTCCGGCTTCTGCCACGCCTGAATTATTATCTACCTGAACAAGGTCACCTGCGTCTTGATTAAAAGACGATTTTAGTGGAAGAGAAATTACTCCATTATGATTCATAATCTTTATCCTCCTTAGTTAGCAGAAAAAACGCCTTGCTCGATAAGCCATTGACGATGACCACGTGGGTCTTGTGCTACGGCTTGCTGAATTGCTTCGGCTTTATTTTTCGCATCTGAATGTTGCACTGAAAATTGAAACGTACCTTCTTCGGCTTCAAATCCAAATAGTTCACCTTTACCGGGTTCGATAGGAGCTGCACCTGACTCAGCGAGTGCTTCACGAAGAAGTTCATTTTCCTCTTCAAGCTCTTTAGCAAACTCAATAAGGGAATCAACTTTGTCATTTACACGCTCGAATTGATGCTCTTCGCGAATTTGTTTTTCCGCTTCTAAAGCACCTTGAGCTTTTTGCTCAAAATAATTCATGACGTCATCAATAGTTGATGGATCGGAGTATTCAACATCCTCCGCGCCTACCAACTCGGCGTCATCATACTCGTTGGAGTCATCTTCATATTCCTCAGAATAATCATCTTCCTCATAGCCATATTCTTCTTCCTGCTGCTCAAGTTCATCAAGAGCCGCGGCTTCTTCAATGGCATCAGCGAGATCGCTTTGAAAACCTTCGATTTCCGCCAAGCGGTCCTCGATACTCGAATTATCTACATTTGGATCGTCCATATCTAAGTTAATGTTGTCAACTTTTGCCTCAAATAACCCATCGGGATTAGCCGCTGGATCAGTTACTAAATCTACTGAAACTATGTTTTTACATCTGGCAAAAACCCTGCCATCTGCTCCAACCTCTTTATCACCTTGAAATGCTACCGACAAACCTATTTGGCTCGGCATAGTTGAAAGTAATTCAATCGTGTGGTCATAATCTTTGTGAGTTTTTAATAGATGTAGATCGCCCTTTAATTTCTCACCTTCTCTACGAATATTATTTACATGACCGAAAATAGCTTCCACACCTGTGCGGTGATTCAGCTTTGCTTTTACACCGGGGTCTTTTGCTGATCGCAATGATGTTTCTAATTGATTAAGGGTCGTGTCATCTACTACCAAATCATGACCCTTGGCTGTACCTTTGGTAATTAGGCTTACACCTTTAATAACACCCGCATCTTGGTTTATGCTTCCTTCGCTCAGTCTATTAAAATATGTTATTTCACTCATTTTTATTATTGTTTGAATTTTCTTCCATAAAGTGGATGCCCCTTCTCTCTCACATAATATCTGTCTGATTTCTGTGAAGCTCCACGATCTACTAAACCTCCTATATATTTCTTACCACCCTGATCTGCTGGTCTATATTTCTCCCTCTGTGCTCCTAGCTTTCCGATTAGATTATACTTTCGCAAACTAGCGCGAGGAAATAAAGTTGCAGCAAGAAGAGAGACTAAACCTTTGGCTTTGAAGCTTCTACCCTTTGACCTTCCCCTTTCCTTTATTATTCCCCCATCTTCAGGTGTTTTACTACGATACTCTTTTACAAATTTTGTTTTTGTGAGTTTAGCAACCTTTTCTCCATACTTACTATATCTTTGTTTATATTCAGGAATTTGAGAGTAAGGCTTAATTTCTCCTTTTTTATTTTTAAATTTTGACCTCCACCTACCAAAAGCTTTCTCAAACTCTTGACCACTCTTGTATGGTTTTCCAGATTTATTTAGTGGTACTTTTCCAGACCTTCTAAATGCTTCTTTATCTGGTAATCCCTCACCTGCTTTTGCTCTAATTTCTTGATCAAGCCTGCGACCATACTCCTTCATCATGTCATCCGCAGCTTTTGTTCTCTGTCTGTCTTTAGCAGACTTTACATAAGCCCCGCCAGCCAGAGCCCCGCCAGCCACAGAAGCACCAGCAGTAAGTTTTGCTATGTCTTGCTTATCCTTATCTGAAAGTTCTTTGCTCATTTTTCACCCTTATTACCTTTACCTTTGCCCCGATTACGACCTTGCTTGAGGTGTCCAAAAGTGCCAGTCCCCTGATTCGGGAAATTTACCAGAGTTTCTTTAGTTGGAGGAGGAGTGCCGCTCGGTGGTTTTTTACCCGCCCCTTTCAAAATGGCTTTTTCTCTTGTGGTCAGAAATGGATTCAAGTTAGTTGTCAGTCTTCTAGGTCCTTTAGTAGTTTTCATCAGCTTGCCCCTCTTGCGACCCAGAGCGGTTAGATATGCCGCGAGGCCAGCGGTTCCAACCAGACCAGCACCCAGACCAGCGATCAATTTATTTTTAAAATCAACGGTCTCATGCCTGTGTTTCTTTCTACGCTCTCTTTTCTTTCTACCAGAGCGTTGTATCTTTATACTGGAACTCGTGGGGTTACGTACTTGCCATCCGGCCCTACGAGCATCATCCAATTCATCAAATTCGATATCTACATCGAAATCATCAAGCTCAATGTCGTATCCAAGTTTTCTTAGATAAATGTTTCTTGCTCTATTGGCAAGCAAAACTTTATTTGCTAAAACAGGTCCACCTTTCATTGCCGCATAAGTGCCCCCCATTATAGCCATAGCTGCCACAGCATTCTGAAATGGCTTTTTCTCCCAAAATCTTTTTTTTCTGTTATTTGTTTTTACGCCCTTGGCTGCCTCAGCTAAATCTTTTGCCATTTCACCACCCTTACGAGCTTTGGAAACAATTTGTTTAGCCTTATTGTAGTTAGCCCTTGCGTCCTTGTATTGATCGTAATTCATCTTTTTTCTTCTTCATATTATAAGCTTTTGTCAATCCATAGCCAGCAAGAGCACCTCCTAATAGTCTCAAAGCGCTTCCTCCATGAAGGGCTAAATTCATTTTTCTTCTTGTTGATGCCTCTGGTTTTTTTAGCTTTCCTCCACGATCTTCTTCGATTTCCTTCCAGTGCAACCAGTCTCTATGTCTTTTAAGGGCTGCCAAAGCACCCGCAGTCGCTCCTGCTGAAGAACCTATGATTTCTCTTTTCGTTTCTTTCTTGAGTTCAAATTCCAACAGATCATCTAAATATTTCAGGTCAAATTTAACTGGTCTTGTACCATCAATATCTTTCTCATTCACGGCCCTTTCCTGATTTTGTTTTTCTCTTAACCTTTTTAACAAGGTAGCTTTATTTCCCGACACAGGGAGCCCCTGAGACCTTGCGGATTCTCTTAGTTCAGATACTGTAACTTTTCCCTGTCCACCAGATATAACTCCTTTGATTCTCGCGGCATCTAAATCTCTTTGTGCTTTTTCTTCTTGTAGCTGTTTTATTTCGTTTTGCCTAACAGCCATTGACTCTTCATTAAGTCTTCGCTCTCTATCAAGATAGTCTTGCTCTTGTTGGCTTACAGATTGTGTTTTTATTTTTCCTTTTGAGTCCGCTCTGGATACAGTAAGATTTTCAGTACCATCACCTGTACTACTTCTTGTTGGGGTAGAAGGTGAGGCATTTCTAAATCTAGCCTGAGTTTGCTTATCTATTTCAATCTTAGCTCGCCCTGCGATTCTACCAAGGCTTTGAGATATTTCTTTCTCAGACAATCCCCTTTCTTTCATCCCAGCAATCTGACCAGCGGTTTTGGAATAAATTCTATCTTCGATTTCCTTACCTCCACCCTCTTGCGAAGCTAAAGTTCTTGCTATACGTCTAGCCGCAGCTTTTTGTGATTTTGTTAATGCGCCTATGTTTTTTACATTTGTTTGCGGTAAATTATTTTGTCCATCTTTATTTTTCTTACCACCAAGTATGTTTTCTACTGTTCTTAAATATTTTTTTACCTCAGCAGGGGCTTCTTGATATTCACCTTGAGCATTTGGCGTTTTGGATACAGCTATCAAAGATTTACCATCATCTGATTTAATTATTCTAAATTTTTCCATGATAGCACTTTGCATCTGCAAAGCATCAGCTTTACTAACTGCATTACGATTGATTCTATCAAGCTTAGATTTGTATGCTTTATCAATGGGGGCTTTTGACGGAAGTCCATCTCCTTTGCCCTCCATCCCTTTTGCCCCAGTAGATTTAGGGCCTCTTTGTTCCGCTTTTATTTCTGACTCTATTTCTTTATCAGTAAAACCCGGCTGTTTATTTTGATCAAGCCTCTCAGATTCTCTTTTACTCGCATCTACTATTTGCGATACTTTTATATTTTTAAGACTAGGGTCTTGTTTTTGTAATGATCTTAAAGGTGGATACTTCGGCTCACCATTTTGAGTTTTTGCATCCGCTAACTGTTTGAACTTTTTTCTGATAGTTTCTTCATCATCATCTGATTTAAAAGCTACAGAGCCAACAGCAAAACCACCAACACCAGCCAATGGGCCAGCAATTCCAGTATCACCACCACCGCGTGTGTAATACTGTTTCAATGGACTTTTGTCCATTCCTTTCGTGGCTAACTGCGCCTTGCGATTGGTGAAGAAATCACGAATATATTTCGAGAAGCCACGCATTATCTTGCTTGTTGCTGTTCTTCTTGGGCTTCTTGTTGTGGCTCTACCTGTTGTCCAGCTTCAGCCTGCTGTTGCTGCATCATCATTTGTTGAAACTGCGAAATCATTTGAGTACCATTTTGCAATCTATTATTGATCAATTCAATAGGTACGCCCATCTCTTGAGCTAGGTTATTTAAGAATTGAACCTCTTTAGCAATTTTTGTTGCTTCTTCCTCAAAGTCCAAACCGAGTTCACCATAACAAGCTTGATGCGTTTTTAGTCCATTTTGGATCAAAGAAATATTCGCACTTACTTCATTACCAAGGTCAGCAGTTATGTAAGAGCCAAATTGCCATCTTCCCAGCTTATATGAATTCGGTCTGTTTGGAGCCATTGGCAACTCACCCATAGCAATAGCTCTACGAAGAACAGCATTTTTTATTGGGTCAAGTACTCGCTCAGTAAGATTTTGTTGATGCTTATCAAAGGCTCTCCTTGCTTGCTCAACTTCAAGCCTAGCCGTAACTCCACCAAATTGTGTCATGTCCCAGACAAAAGCATATGGTAAGTTCAAACCATTAGCCATTTCACGAACAAGCGTAGAAACAAAACCATTGAAAGTGGGACTTGGGCGATTCATAGTCTGAAAAGGTGTGACCGACTCGCCGGGCTGTAGTCTTATAATTTTACCGGGATCAATTCTTTCTAGTTTTTTCCCTTCGGTATCTTTTGTTACTTTTGAAGCCCACTTGTCGGGACCTTGGTCAGCCTTTGTTATTACTCCCGCATGTGATGCCGCCCATTTTACAGCCTGCTTCTCCATTTTAAGGAGTTCATATAAATCACGAGCATGAGGTATAGCAGTTTCAAATGCCGTCACTCCACGATATTGATCGGCCCTCAATGGATCGAAATAATGAACAAAAACATTTGCTGGTATGTCAGTGCCATTCGTATACTGACCATGAATGCTTCTCTTAAATACCTTGTATGAAACTGGCGCCCCATAGTCATCTATTTTAACACCAGATATATAGTTCTCTTTTGGCTTACTAGCTTCATGTGGATGACCAATTCTATCAGCCTCAATTGATTGTAGTTTAAGTTTGCCATCACGGTTTACCAATAAAAATGCAAAATCCCCATCTCTTCGCATGCTCATGTGCGCGAGCTGTACTAACTGTCTGAAACTATGCCTTCCAGTAATATCGCATGTTTTAGTCCAATTGTTCCAATATTGCTCATAAATGGAATCGGTATATGGATCACCTGTACCTGCTTGATATTTAACCTGTCCACAAACATACATTGATTCCTTATTTAGAATGCTTTTAAAAAAGCTATAGTTTTGAACTAGATTCCTAGCCTCACTCATGAGTTTTATTCTGTCACGTTGGTTTGACAGAGACTCCGAAGATGAGTTAGTGGTTATTGATGGTAAAGGTTTACCAGCTCTTCCCGGATTTGCCGCATCATATGAAAACTCCAATAAATCGCGATAGTGTTGCCTACGAAGAGCAAACTCAGGTGCAATAAATCCTATAGCTTTATCAAAAAACGTTGTCTTTTTATTCGATTCCTTCATTACTATTTCTATTTGCGAAAATTCCCAATGAATCACCAGTTTCAGAGAAGTCAACATAACTTGATTCTTGATAATCTCTGCCTGATCTTTCTCTACGAATTTCGCTTACTGCTCTCAGTCTTTCTTCTATTGTTGTGATTGACCTTTGATAATTTTTTGAACCTACGGCTTGTGAAAGAAATATATTTTGTGACTCTTTTTTCAAGAAATCGAATTCTGCTGTCAAATCCTCATCTGTATAATCTCGATAAATTATTTTCCAGTTTGTCGTGGCCATATACAAGGTAGCGATGTCAACGCATTATGATATAGATAGTTTCTTCGAGCCCAGCGAAGATTTTCCATATGATAAAATAGACTTTGACTATGATAAACTTGATGGTGATGAAATTTTAGAAGAATTACCACCCATGCTCCAGTACTATGTAAAAACTAAGATACAAAACGAGATACAGGATACTTTGAGCAAGGTCATTTCAATAATTTATGATTCCACAGATTACAGGTTAAAAATAGCCACAATCGTAATGGCTTTTGGTTTACCTCTATTCATGGGAAAATCACAAACTGAAATTGCCAAGACACATGGAGTTACAAAACAGGCGCTAAGTAAATCCATCAAAAAAATGCAAAAGACTTTTAATTTATCACCGACAAGAGGACAAAAAAGCCAAGAAGCATGCGAAAAGTATCGACAAATCCAATTAAATAAAAAAAATAAAACCCTATGAGTACAATTACAGTAGATGCAAAAATAGTGGACACAAATGTAAATAAAATTCGCGCTTATCATGAAAATGCTATGCGCTCAATGACTGACTCGATAAAGGATGTTGCTCAAGCTGGACTTTTGTTGGCAGAAGAGAGAGACTCCCGTCGCGGCTCATTCAGCACTTGGGTCGAAGAAAACTTACCCTTCACAAGAAAGACCGCATACAAATATATAAAAGTGGGACAACTTGTAGAAGCTGGATTAAACTTAGAGGACTATGATTCCGTAAGGCAAGCCTTACTCACCCTGAAAACAAATGAAAAAGGTGAAATAGAAGAGAAAAAGGTTAAAGACAAAAGAGTCGAAAGTATACCCGGTTTGTGCCTTAAAATTGAAAAAGCTCTTGATGATGCTCAAGAAGAAAGCCCCATACATTCATGGGATGAAGGTCAGGTTCGGGCTATTATAAGAGCACTTGAAAGTTTGATAGAAAGAAAAACAAGCCTTCAGGATCACTTATCCTAAGCACCCCGTCACAAGCCCCGCCATAACTAGCATACACTCGCAGTCGAAGTAGTGGTTGGCTCTTCTGGGTTTATTAACCCATTTATACCTTACCTCCCCATAAGCGTTTACTATTTCTTCGCGACGCTCTGCTTTCATTTGGGCTAGGTAATCCTGAATTATATTGTCAGGTAATGTCCAATCTGGCCCAATTCCTTTTATATACTCTGATAGCAAATCCTTGATATTTGGATTTGAATACAAGAACAATCGCACGGGTCTGAATTTGCCTTGATCAACAGTTCCTAAAGCCGGATCTATTTCGCTGTCTTTCCACACCTGTTTTATACCATCTACGATGTATCCATTATCTCTATCCTCACCCTTTGCTGGTTTCCAAGCATAGTCTGTTCGCATAACCTCATTGTAAACGGCAGATGTTTTAAACCCAGAATCAATAATGACGTCATCTGGATCAACTCCAAGTTCTTTTGCCTTTTCTCTCAAATCCTCAAAATCAGGAACTTCTCCACAATCAAAAAGCCTAGATGAGCCATTTGGGCCAAATGCCCTACATACATAATACAGCCTATCCTTTTGAACATCCGCAGATAAGAATTTACGATAATCGGATGGTGGTCTGTCCAGAAGCTTATAATCTGACTTCCTTTGTTGTAACCAATCCTTATCATTGTATTTTAGTCTATCCTCCCAAGGTTGACCCAAGGACTCGCAAATGAATGCTTTTAATGGTTCAGGATCACCCCAACTTAGCGCTTTTTTTGATGTCAAAAATTCTTCGACTAAATCTCTCCATTTTACCCAAGTAGGAAGTAGAGCATTCCATGTATATGATTTTTTTGACTCTGGAGCTGATGGATTTAAAGACACCCAATCACCCTTAGTAAGGTTTCTTCTCTCGAAAGGGGTGTCGTGCGTTTCATGCGAACAAAATGGACACTCAAGTCTTATGGTTTTAGAAAGAATATCAAAGTTATATTGACCGTCTGGCTTAGTGGTTTCATTTACATCCCATTTCATGTACTCCCAATTCAAAGGATGCTTTTTCCCGCACTTAACGCAGTCTACGTGCCAGACATATTGATTACCCAACAAAAACTGTTGGTGAACCGAATCATGTTCTTGACCGGGTGTGGACACAATTACCTGTCTAGCATTCCAAAATGTTCGCGTTCTTTTAAGAACCATAGGCAAAGCGCCGGGCGGCCAGTTTCTTACCTCATCCAAAAGTAACCACCTACGAGGTTTTGACTGCAATTTAGATGGAGCATTTGATCCCACGACCTCTAAGGTCATACCGGGAAAATAAATCTCCCTACTTTTTGCAAGTCGGTTAGACTGTGGAATCTTGTCAGACACGGGCGGACACGCGCGAAGGGAGGGCATCAAGCGCTCTGTCGCAAACTTGAGGGCTTCATCTTCATTTGAGGTAACCCACATACATGGTCCGGGGTCTTCAGAAATCAGCCAACTAAGAAGTGCGAGCATTGTTTCTGTTTTGGCGCTTTGCGCCGAACACATTATGGATATTTGCTTGATCTTGTTGTCAGCAAAATCCTCCATAAACTTGCGAACCCAAGGTGAATTATCAGACCTCCAATTACCGGGAAAAGGAGAAACTGCAACCCTAAAATTATCTTCAGCCCACTCCCAAGGAGTTCGCCGATCTGCGGGTTTCCAAGCGACCCTTGCGGTCTTTTGGACTATATTCAAGCTTATCTACGAAACAGTCTTTTTACGCCGCCAAGGAGTTTGCTTTTATCTCTTTTCATAACCCCCATTGCTCTGCCAGCCAGACCTTTCATTCCACCTGTGTTTCCGAAATTCTTTTTTACCTGACCTAATTTGTTGCCAATTCCTTTGGTATCTTTCACGCCAGACATTAGTCCTCCACCCTTAAGAGAATCACCTCGCGCGGCTGATGCAAGTCCATAGGCTCCGGCACCCAGCGCACCTACCCCAGCTACTTTCGCGGCAGTCCCCAGAGCCGAACCTTCTTTCTTCTTTTGTGGTTGAGCGTAAAACTCAAAGCTATCATCCATTTTCGCTTCAAGTGAAATCAAGTGATCCATGTTAGCACTCATACCATATTGTTTTTGTATTTTCTTTTTCTTCATAGAAAGCTTACGCAAATCGTGCTTATATCTTGCCAAACCCTCTTTTGTGTAAGGGTACTTCTTGTTTCCTATCTGTGGCATGACTAAAAATTACTGTTTTCTCATTTGGCTAAGATAATCTTTACGCTTGTCCGATCCCATTGCTTCGCCTGATCGATCAAATACCTTTTTATTCTTACGTCTCTTGTTTTCGCGCTCCTGCTTCTTAGCATGTTTTGCTTTGTTTTTCTGGCTCTTCAATGCCCTTTTACTTAAAGGTTTTCCTTTTCTAAGGGCTAACAAAGTGCCTGCTATTCCAAGCCCTACTCCTGCTGTACCCCCTATTCCTGCCCCAAGTCCAGCCGCTGCTCCATGTCCAATCGATCCAGTAATAGACCGTGGTTTCTCTGGTTGAGCTGCAAATTCGATTTCTTCGGCGAGTCTTTCTCCCCGTAGGCGTATTACTTCATCGAGTTTAGCATCAAGTTCTATAAATCTTTGTAAGTCCATATCTAATATTTTTTTTGTCAACTACTTCTTAATTATTTTCGCCAAATTGACGGCATTCATACCTAAAACCTTTAACAATTTTCCTATACTCATTTTGGAAATCATAAGCTCTGTTCTCTTCAGACCTCTGCTTATACCCTTGTTTGATAGGGTGTTTCTCATTTTTCGCGCAAGTTCTTTTTTGGCGTGATCTGGTAGATCAGATACCCTTCGATAAGATTGCGTTTCAGGCAAACCCACCCTCTCACTAGGGCTTACACTACCAGCCTTAGAGCCTTTTCTAAATTCTCCAATTTTTCCTGTGACCCGTGGGTGACGCGGGTTTTGTTTCTTGGCTTGGCTTGGGCTTAGGTCAAGTTCTTTTCTTTTCTTGGATTTGATAGCTGGATTACCACCCTCTACAGCAGTTGTTTGTTTGACCTCCCTGACTTGTGCCTTTCTTTCTTTTTCTCCCTTTTTTGTTCCATAATTAGGGTCTCCACGTTTGGGTCTATCTCTTTTTTTACCTTTACTCTTAGCTTCTTTTATCTTCTTTTTTTCAATAAGTCTTTTCGCATATTCAGTTGGCTTAGGTTTTGTTTTTTCTTCTATGGGATTTGTATTTTTAGCCTCAGTTAAATCTTTTGGCAGAAACTTTCCGCGCTTTCTGCGATCAAATCTTGATCTTTCGTCATCGCTCAATGGTTTTGGTGGGGTTGCAAATTCTAACTTTCTATTGAGTTCTATAAGCCTACCCAATAAATGATCATTCTTATCGAAGTTTTCTGAAAACTCTTTAGCTTCTTTTTTAAGTAGGCATTTACCCTTAGACATACAGGCAACCTTACTTTTACAATAAGCGCACCTGCGAAAAGAACCTGCGTCTTTTAAAGCTGGAAAATCCATGTTAAATGGAGTTATGTCAACTACCTGAATGAAGAGATTCTAAAGCTTCATCAATAGATTCTTTAATTCTTTGTTCAGCCTCTGGAGCATCCATGCCTATGACAATGGGCGCAAGCTTGGATGGTATTGAGAGTAATGTAGTCTTTGCTTCAGTAACCATATCACCCACCCATCGTACAACATCTTCATTTAGAGTATAATCTCCACGCTTTGTTTTGATCTCAAACTCTATCTTTTCGCACATCAGTTTTAAGTGTCTAATTTTAAGATCATGGAGGTCAAGCTCCTCATCTATGTCTTTCTTCTGTTGACCCTTAACCCATATTTTCGTGGCACTTATGTCCCATTTTCCATTTGAAAGTGGCGGGGGGAATCCGGCTTCCTTTCTCCACCTTTGTATTGTTTTTCTATCTACACCTAATACTTTCGCCAGCTCAGTTTGATTCTTCGCATACTTGTCGTGTTTTTGAACTTTTATATATTGATCAGCTAGAATTTGGTGAGCCTTTTCCAAGTCTTCATCAGATACATTTTTACCTGTATCTATGTCAGACATGATCTTTTCAGCCCATTTTATAGTCATACCTATATATGATTTTTTTATTAAATAGGATCAAGCTAATTACGCTTTTTTGTTCAAAGTGGCATGGCTTTAACATAGGTAAACTTATTAAATTTAGTGTGTTGCAACCTATTGATTATCAACATCTTAAAAAAATGTTATCGACATTCGGCGAAAATTTTCGTAACATATTGTCTTTCCTTGGGAGAGGTGTGCCCAAGGGGGCGGACGCCCGAACGCGCACAAGCGCACAACGTGCGTCCGTGAGAGCCAACCGATGAACAATCGGGAGCATGCACCTGAGCGTGGCGCACAAGCGTACACGACAGGTGCGTGTGCTCACTAGACCACCACCCTATTGGGTTACACCCTTGTGTATGAGCGCATACATACATGCGCCCACCTGTGAGGATCACAGAGAATTTTCTAGCGTACACACACCTGTGTGTGCGCACAAACAAAAAACAAAACCACGCGCCCGTGAACAAATAAGCGGGTGCGCATACATACACATGAGCGTAAAAGCCAAAACACAAAACCCAAAGTTCAACATGCTCGACGCGCTTGAGCGCGCAGGCATTGCGTCCAAGAGCGCGAAAGCTGCAATAATCGATATGCCTGTCAAGGACGCACGCGCCCTTGCACGTGCACAGGAGCCTTCAGGCGCGATAGCCGAGCCAAAGGAGCTTATCAGCATCGGTAACTACGTGCTCTCGGATGAGCGCACGTCCCTGTGCGTGATCGCTGGTGAGTTCGAGTTCGACCAAAACGTTGTACGCGCCCTTGCCCAAATGCGTCGTGAAGCGCACGAAGGCGTGAAGCCCGAACGCACAGAGGAGAAGGTCGAGCACTCCTCGCTCGTGGGCGAGGAAATCGATGCCTTGCGCAAGGACAGGCGTGAAAAATCCAAGGCCAAGCGCGCGCTCAAGCGTGAAGCCGAAGCCTCAGAATCGCGTGAGCATGGGGGTCTGGGTCACGCGCTTGCATGGGTCTTCACGTTCGGAAACTTCGGACGCTAAGGCACAGGCGTGCATACAGGGGGGTCGTGCGCATGCGCGACTCCCCTTTTTCTTTCACGTAACGTACAGGCATGTACACACACAAATTATAATTTTACATTTTCAATTGTGTACGTATCTCTTGAGTATTTTGCCATTTGCCACGTACACACCTAACACAAAAATAATATGAAGATATACTATGCGTTGGTTACGCTAACAACCTACACGTCTCGATGCATCACCGCGACAGGTGAGCTTGAGTGCTATATTCACGCCACATCTGAAGAGGAAGCTCGTAAGATCATCAAAAGTAGTTACGCTGATCATGGCGTAGAAATCGTATTCCCCGACATGGGTGACGATGATGTTCAGCCACCTGCATCGCTTATGGAGGGCTTGTCATGAGTGTCGCTGAAGAATTAGCTGAAACCTTGTTCAATCAGGAGCGTAAGCAAAATGAATGCCTAAGATATGAGCTGTTCAAGGAGCATCTCATGCATGAGTTCATTGAGAGCGCCATTGAGGATTGTTGGGCTGTTCTTGAGGTTCGCAACATTGAGGATTGGGATGATCGCCTTACGGAAATACTTGGCGAAATGGACAAGGAAGATAGGCATTACATCATAGACGTCTACCACAAGATCGATGGATAACGCACTAATGGACAAAATATCTGAGCGTCTCGGAGAAATTATGCCAGAAGAAGAAGTTCCTACGCCCCTAAAATTTCTGATATGCAAGGGGCTGATAGATGGGAGCTTGGTCATAATCAATTCCGCGATGAGAACTGTACACGTAGTAGAGGAGGAAAAATAATATGAGTATTATAACAGTAGGCACACACTTACACTTCAGGGGTGAGGTGTATGTCGTAAAGACAGTACGACTTGGACACGCCAAGCCCGTACTAGCCACATGCGATACAGGTGAGCTGTATGCATTCACAAGCGATCAGCTTCATGAATCAACAATTGTGAGCATGGAGAATGGTAACGCTGAGCACAGGAGGATTCACGATGATAGATGATACATTCATGACGCACAATGACAACCCACAGTCATTCGGAGATCAGGGTATGCCCGCACCTGATACGCACATAAACCTGCAAGGTGGTCGATTAAATTTACCACCACGCGACAGGGACAAGCTCCACGAGGAAGCTGGGCACACGACGAGTGGTCGGTTGTATGCCGTAAACGAAGAGGGCGAAACTATGGACTTCGCTGATGTGTTGCCACGTGGAGTTGATGCTGAAGCATGCCGTAAAGTAGGAATATCTTCATATTGGGCGCATCTTACCCGTCGTAAGCTTGTTGAGCCAAAAAATCATTCCTCACGTGATGATGGTCGGCTGTACATGCAATGCGGTGGAGAGATATGGGAACCATGCACAGACAACCTTGATTATGGGATTGGTCACAACATGCAAGAGCTAGTAAGTCGTGGGCAATTCGACAAAAAAGAGTTCACCGACTTCTTGCATGAGAACTTCCAACTACGTGGAGTGTCCGCCGTGATTGAGATACTAATGAAATGGTACCACACGCGATTTGGTTCACAGCTCGTGTGTGAAGAATCGGTAACCAATGACATGAGTCACACAGACATTGAAAGCGTGGACATCATGGACATACCGTTTCCAAGCGACAGCATTGAGTTCTTCTTCGCAGACCCAAAGATTCCAACCATACTCGTGTTCAAGGGTGGCGTTGGGCCACTCATGACGAGACTTGGGTTGCAACCAATATTCAGCGAAGAAACGCGTGACAGGGAATCTCTGAACTTTTGGGTCGAAACGCGCTGTGGTTCGGGATTCATTTTTCGCGCCAATGAAACGAATTGGGACAGCTTGCTTTCACCCAACATGGAGGATCAAGCGATCTTACCCAACACAATTGCGTTTTCAGCCGAAGAGTGGGTAGGCGCGCGCGAGGCGTTTCTCATGTGTATCAAAGTTTTGATATATGCATCAATCCCACATCATACGGTAGAAACGATTGGCACGAAGAAAAAACACTTTCCTCTCGGTGGCATACCCGGCATCAGAGGTCGCCCGGTTTGTAAATCCACGAGAGTCGTGTACCTGCCAGAAATTCGTAAAGATAGAGAATCTACAGGTGAGCATGTTACCAAGCATGAATTTCGTGGACGTCGGGGTCATTTACGTTTTTACAAGCACAAGAGGTTCAAGAAGAGTGGTCTTCAGAACACTTGGGCTTTCATCCCACCTGTACGCGGACCTAATGGAGAAATGCCTAAAGCCATATTCCGAGTACGTAAACCAAAAGAAGCGCCAAGGAGGGGCGCGGCATGAGTAGAAAACAACACAACATAAGAAGAAAACTAGCAAAGCGTGAAATGTATGAAGCTGAACTTGAAGCTGAATTGCGACGCGCTTTGCACACACACACAGAAAGTGAAGCTCAAGAAGTGATTGATCGAGAGCTACGCGAAAATGAACAACAAAACATATACAAATCACATAACGATCGTGCGTGTTTCACGCCTGATCACCCAAACCACAACACATACACACACAAAAACATATGAAGATTGAATTAGATCCAAAGGACATCCTGTCCTCACGCGCATTCCAGCAAGCCATGTCTGACCTTAAAGCTGAGGTTACGGCGAATACCGACAAGGCTGTACGAGATGTACGCACTAAAGTTGCTGAAGATGGTGGCGCGGCATTGCAAGAAGAAGTCCAAAAAACTCTCCTTGGCGCACCATTCATCCAAGCATTCGCCGACCTAGTCGTGGACAAAGCTCGCACTGCAGGTATCACATTGCCAACGCTCAAGGCAACCATAGGGCGTAAGCTACGTGGGTCACCCGCATCGAAAGCGATCAATACCTATGCTCGCCCAATGCAAGGCAAGTACGAGGGCAAGCGCGCGGTTGCGCTGTTCGGTGACAAGGGTAGTGGTAAGACGCATGAGGCTTATCATGAAAGCATACGCCTGTATGGAGAAGACAATACGCACATGATTGACTGTCATGGTGACGTCATGCCTGAAGCATTGTTTGGGCATCCATGCGCAGAGGGTGATGGAACTCCAGCACTCGGCTGGCGTGATGGTCTAATCACGAAAGCCTTCAGACGCCAAAATGATACAGGTGAGCCACAAATGATAGTGTTTGATGAGTTTTTGCAACTCCCAAGCACGACACTCAATGCACTCAAGTCCTTACTCGGTGGTATGGGCAATGATTATGTATGCACAACAGGTAAGCCGACAGGAAAGGTTGGATCAGCTCGTGGAGTCGAGCAACTACATTGCCCAATCGAAATGATAGGCTTCGTCGTCACATCAAATGTAGGTGGAAGGTATGAAGTTCGAGACTTGGATGATGCGATGCGTTCAAGGCTCAAGATTGTACACATGGATTGCAAAATCACCGACATCAAGCGTGTACTCAAGCCCGTGATTGAGCAACGTCAGGACGCCTATGGTTGGTCTGACGAGGCAAGTAATTGGCTGATGGGGGCGCTCACATCACTACACAGCGACACAAAAAGGTTTGCTAATAATCATGAGCTTGAAACATATGCCGGTACTCGTGAATTGTTGGGTATTCTCACGCAGCTTGAGCATCCTGCCGAAATACTGAATGTATTTGACGAGCGCTCGGTTTTGTGTGAGCGTCCATACTTTGTCGCCGTGGATGACTTCGGGCATCCCAACCCCGACCAGAAGAGACAGTTCAAGGCGCTTGGCAAAAACTTGCAAGAGAAAGCACAAGCGTTCAAGAAAGATATCGCACAGACCGAAGACGACAAGGCTAGATTCGACAGCTTGTTACGTCATGTCATCATTGGATAACACACAACACACACATATATGAAAAAATCAACACATCCCATAACGCCCGTGGTTGAGAGATACCTAGAGAACCAAGTTGCGCAAGCAAGTCTGACAGTTCCTAATGATGGTCTCAAGTACGAGCTAAACATATCACCCGAACAAGGTACAGCATCTTGGAGTCACTCCAAGCTTGGTCACAACATAACGCTGTATGATTTCCATCACACATTGGACAGTAGTACATTCCTTACACGTAACAAAACTCGCCAAGCTACTATGATACGAGATTATGCATCCATGATGGTAGTACATGAGCAAAAAGGTCATGGCGCATTGTCCACACGTGAGCTTGGTGCAATGGGTTCTTGGTGTAACGATAATCGCATACATCCTGACCTGTTGAATATTATGGAGGATATACGTATCGAGTCTGCGCTTAGCGCTAAGCGTCCGGGTCACACGAAATCGAAAGGAGTCTGGATCAACCATCTGGGTATGTTCGTCGATATCCCAACTCGTGCCGAAGGTGGTGACTATGGATGGCGCAAAGCTTATTGGCACAGGTACAACAAAATGCCTGACCCACACATGGCGCCCGAAGCATACCTCTCCGCATTGTGTTGGGCTGAAAGAATACGTACACTTGAAACCAAAGTTCACAAAAGATGGTTAGATGAATGTGCATCAAAAGGGCTAGACGTCAATCGTTGGGGCACTGAGAAAGCGAAAAACATACAGCGATTCATTGACTACATATTCCGTGAATGTCGTGCTTGGCGCAAATATCGCACTACTGAGTCGCTGAAATCATTGCTACTTGAGTGGGTCAAGTTTTTCCCATGTGCGCCTGAAGGAGCATCACGGGTATCAGGGCACAATGATGTTATCGTGAACATGATGGAGTCTGGATGCCCATTGGTTGACCCATATGGAAACCCACTCGATGACGCAACCCCATGCATACCCACATCATCTCCAACTACAGCAAAAAAGCCAACAGAGCCCACGCCCACGCCTGAGCCTGTTGTGCCCACCAATCCCAAGGAATCGCCGAAAGATGATGCCGAAGGTGATGAGAAGCCTGCGACCGCGGAGCACAAGGGTGAGCATGAAAAACTGTCTGACAGCAAGTCGGGGGATGAAGATTTGTCCCACGATGAGCAAGACATTGATATTGGAGATGGAGCATCAAGCGTGTTGTCACATGAGACGCATACAGTTGGAGAACGAATACAGATTGATCTCCCCTCGTGGGTGAGTGACTTCGCAAAACGTGACTCGGACTTCGGCTCTAGCAACGAAAAACTTCCAGCGGACTTCTTCTGATGGGATACAACATAGAAATACGTAACGGTCGGATTTATTACTATGGGCACGACAAGCCATACGAAAAAGCCGACTTTTGGGAATCCGAAGGGAACTTCATAAATGCAACAGCGAAAGCATTCGCGCGTGTGCTTACGGGCAAGGACAAATCCGCAGATCGTAGAGGGCATTGGGGGTCAGGTGGTCTACACCTGAACAACATTACCAAGCTCAACGCGTCTGAGGGTTACTTCCACAAAAAGCGTAAGCACGGTGGTAAACCCCATGTGTTCGTAATGATGGACGCTTCAGGTTCTATGTCTGATGGTCACTTCACGCATGGCTTACCTATCATGGCTGCATTCAATGAGTTGGCTGTACAAAAGAAAATACGATTCGACTTCGTACTTACAGGCAACAAGAAGTCTTGGTGGAACAAATCCAAGCCTGTAGCGCGTGGCTTGTGGGGTCTAATGGAATGTAGGGCAGGTTGTGAGTCATTCGCATACAACCTACCCAAGTACAAAAAGATATGGAAAACAGCCTCAACATTCATCTGTTACACGGATGGTGCGATCACGGATGGTGACATATCACCATCATTGTGGCGTAGCGAGGGCTTGACCTGTATCGGCGCATACATTGGCTCAGACAGGCAACGCAAAGCCATGAGTAATTGGTTTGACCACACAATCGCCGCAAGTAGTAAAGAGCTTCTCGCATCACGGCTCATCAAATTAGTATGATGCAATAACACACAAATAACACAAATATGAGAATAAAAGACCCATACAAAACAGGTGATGCATATTCACCTAGCTTACTAACGACAGATGCGTGCTCACCTGAGCGCGCGCATTTGGCGTTCTCTAATATAAAACTCGCATTGGACATGCTCAAGCATCGCCTAAAGCATGAGGAGGATGGAGAAAAAATAATAGGAGAAATCGACGCAGCCGTAGAATATCACTCGAAAGATTACGTGGTACTGAAAGACTTCTCTGAATGTTTCTCACGCATGCATGATCACATAGAAACTGCAAAAGACGCGATAAAGTTCAAACTTGCGCACCTATCGAAAAATCCTGACACGGATCCGGGCGGACTTGGACGCGACACGGAAAGAGAGACTCGCATGATTGAGACCCTCAACTTTCTCATAATGCTCGAAAACGTGCATCAAGGAAGAGACCCACTCACAGGCGCTCAAGACATAGACATTGGAGGTGCAAATGGCTGAGGCTACATGCGGAGATAGAATACATCGAGCTTTCTCGAATACCATGCGTGATCTAAGCGAAATGGATTTGGGTGACATCGAACAGCTCAACAATTATGCATTGAGCTTTGATTATGTTCGCAAAGGTGCGATCGGGAATCCTGTTCCATGCTTCAGATGGCAAATGTCATGGGGCGGACCACAAGATGAGTTCTTGTTTCCATTCCACAGACAAGTTTTGTTCGTGGGGTATTGGACGAGTGATGACGATGGGCTAAGGTACAATCCGAATGGTACGCAAAAATGCCAATATTGGTTTCGTGATTGGGGAGACTCAGCATACGTAAACCTTAGCAAAGATCATCTCGATATACTGAGACAGGTCATAAACACATATGGATATCATGGGTGCCTTATCGAAGAGTTCAAAAAAGAAAAAGGTATCGCACCACATGGAGAACAGGCAGAAACACACATACACACATGAACATAAAAGAACTAGAAAAACGCGTAGTTACAGAAGTGCGTAACTACATACAAGCTCACGCGCCCATCGACTATGATGGCACAGGCAAGACCGTACTGGATGCAGAACCATTGGTTCGCATGATTGAGATTCACTTCTCACACATGACGTCACCCGACGGAGACTTGCGTAACATGACCATCGAGCAGGCGGGATTGTGGGCAATCGAACAATGGAAGGGCGCAATGGAAGCGCGTAAAAAACCAAAAGGAGAAAACACACATGAGTAGTAAATACAGCGTAATCTGTGCATACACAGCACAATCAAACACAGAGATGACCGACATGATGCTCGAAGTACCACACGTCGTGAAGTATGTCGAGATGGGAGAAAAGAAACAAGTCACCATCTATGCGGAATGTCCAATGGATGCGACCAATAAGGTGCATGAAAGGCTAAGGAAAAAGTATGCAAACATTCGTTCCTGACGCTAGATCGTACAGAGCATCACTTGCATGCCTAGACAATACACGTTTAGGTAATCAAGTGTACCGTGAAGGGCTCACCCTCCTACGTGGGGGGTGGGCTAATCACCCTGCCGCAAAGATGTGGAAAGGTTTTGAGCATCAGCTTGCAGCCTACTGCCTCGCGGGTGCGTGTGAAATGCACTCACGCTTTGCCTGCAAAACAGGTCCATGGAAAAAAGATATCGTAGACAAATGGGTATCCTACTTCTCGCATGAAGTTTCATCAAGACCTTACACGCCCAAGCCATCATGGTGGGGTGACGCTCGCGTACATGACTCACACAAATCAAACCTTCTACGCAAAAATCCTGAGTATTATGCTCAACACTATTGGCACGTAGATCAAGAAATGCCATATTATTGGCCCATATAACACAACACACATATGAAAGATAAAAACCTAATTACAGTGCCCGCAGGCTTTGCGCTTGTGAGCGATATGCAATTCATGGATGAACATCCTGAATTCACAAAAGTATCATTTCCAGTATTGGATGGAGATGTCGTAAATGAACGCATGTGGGTGCGCATCACAGAGGGTGATCGCTACAATGGTAGTGGAATCATCGACAATGAACCCGCATACGCCGAGTACGTGAAGTATGAGGATACAGTTGAGTATGCAACAGAGGGTGATTCGGTCACCCCTGTGTTTAAGCGTAAGATCGCATCTTGTGAAGGAGGTGCGCTGTGAGTATGACCGATGAAGAAATTGAACTACAAGTCGCGACCATACGTATTGCATGTGATGAAGATTCACCATTCAAGGGAATGGTGGATATGTCTGATCTACTACTGTTGGATGTGGATGACGCACGTTCCGTGTGGGATGCGATGGGCGAAGAATTGCAAAAGCAATTCACAAAAATATACATGACACAAGGAGAATCAAAAAATGATAACAATCACGAAAAAGTATGAGGTGTGGAGTGCAAACCACATGATGGCATTCAATGAGTACATGAATATGTACAGAATAAATGAGGTGCGCAAGGGTGTGCATGAAAGTGAGTTTGTAACGCAAGAAGAAGCTCTTGATATTTTCACGCTACAAGAGGGCACGGCACTCATGATACCATGTAAGACAGAATTTCGCAATGGTTCTGTCAGGTGTGTGCCCAAGAATGTGTATGAAAATGGAATGAGTGCGTGGAGAGCAATTGGCGCAAGGCTTTTAGCACTAGCCGCCCAAGGAGGTCGTGAGTTGTTCCCCGATGCACACGAATGTAGGGTGAGAGCTGAAAGGCTACTCAAGCACATAGATTGGTGGCACTGGAGGTCGCAATCATATGCATACAATGAAGAAAAGGATGAGGCATTCGATGGATATGAATATGGCGTCGCGTATGGTGAAATTCTCCAATGTTGCACAAATGAAGACAAGCAAACACTAGCTTTCGTAGAAGATGGGGGCGTGTATTGTATGGAATGTCAAAAACGACTTGATAAAACAAATGAGCATAGCTGATTCGCAATTGATGTGTTGGCTTTTGGTCACATACATACTGTTCAAGGAGTTACGATCATGGAGAAAAAAATTGAAAAAATAAAATCCATGCCCGCGAGCCCCGGCACACTTGATGGTGTTAGAATACCACCCTGTGTGCGTTCGGGGTTCTGTTGTAAAAAGTTTACCTGTTACCTTGGAGTCGCGCATGGCTCCAAGGTTTCTGGTGGCTGCGATTTTCTTCGTGGAGATGAGCCGGGTGCATATGCTTGTGGTCTCGTGATCGATGGTATTATTTCAAAAACCGAAATATACGCGGGAGAGGGCTGTTGCTCTCCATTGGGTAATGTAGCGCGCAATGAAGTTGTTAAAAATCTTACGCGTCAGAACAGGACATAATCCTTTAGGATTATCACTAACGCGCCCATCATTGTTGCAAACAAGCAAAGGTATATGAA